TATTAATATTTTTCTTAATGTTGAATCCTCTCTACTTTTAGCTTCGTGCAGTCTATCGTCTCTTAAATATTGCGATAAAATATCCGCTTGTTGTGTTTGATTTCTTTCTTTAAACATTACGGATAAGTTATAGTTCCTAAAATTGCTAATTGTGAATCACTAATTACTGTTGTGCTGGCTGGTGTCGATAATGTAAAAGTTGGCGAGTTGCCGTCCTCATCAATAACACCATAAATTAAAGCATTAATTTCGTTTAATGTAATATCACCACCAACATTGATTGAGGGGCTTTTAAAATAATCGGTAAGAGTTGTTGTAATGGCAGTTTTCATTGCTACGGTGTTTGGGCTTAATGTTGCAAATGTTATTGCAATTGGCACGGCAGTTAGTGCAGATACTATAACATAATTATCAGGTGTATTTGCAGGTTTAATTCCGTTATCAACATCAATGATTGCATTTTTAACAGCATTTACTTGTGAACTTGTTGGGATTATGTTTGTATCATTATCACGAGTAAAGTAAATAGTGACATAACCCGCAGATGGTGTTGCGGTTTGAACCCAAACCCTAGTTATTCCTGCAATTTTTTCTTTAATAAAAACTGGTAATCCTGATGCGGTAAAGGGTGCGGTAAAGTTCGCACATCTTTCATTTAAGCGACTTCTTAATTCGTCGTCAGTTTCAGCATCTAAACCAAGTGTCAAACCATCATAACTTAAATAGCAACTATCATTGACATCAATTATTGGGCTGATTAAAGTTAATTGAGAACCGCCAGCAGAATTGCCATTTACCCCATAATCAATAGCTTTTATTGCAACAAATGCAGAAGTAAAGCTCGCAGTTATTGTGCCAGTGGCGGGGCTTGCAGGTGTTCCGCTTATTGTGTAAGTAAATTGAGTGTTTGAAATAACATTAATTGTTGCAGTAATATTGTATTCGGTTTGAGAAGCTCCAGCGATAACAACGGATACTCCTGTTGCTAAATTATGATTAGCGATGGTTGTTGCCGTTGCAGTGCTTCCACTTCTAGTCAATGTTGTTATGCCTATTGTTTGAGTTGATATTGTTGCACTTGCTTGGGTTTCATATTGTGTGCCATCAGCTTTTTGAATTGTAGTTGCATTAGGGATTGTTGTTGAAGCAGTGCCAGTAAAAATAGCATAACCTTCGGCTTTAACTGGATCTTTTCTAGTAATGCCAAACCAAGAAGCCCATAATTCTAAATACTCATCGGTTGCAGTTTGTGGAAACAGTTGCTTTAAAACTTCTTTTATATTATCGTTATTCTCATCAAAACCAGCCGACATTGATTTAACTAATCCCAAAGCAAAAGAATTTCTAATATTAGGGTCTATTTGCTTTGATGTATCGAGCTGTCCTGCATTTACGGCAAGAATTAAGGCATTTGCAAGTCTTTCTTGAATTTGTGATATTGTTGAGAACTCAATTGCCATTTATAAATTTAAAAAGAGATTATAATATTTACTGTTGACTTGTAATTTATTTATTAAATCTACTTCGACATTAACTTTTGTATCTTGTTTAGTAGCTTTAACATTTATTTTACTAATTATACCATCGTCAATCATCCATTTTAGACCGTCTTTTACTGATGTTTCAATAATTGTTAGATTAGATTGAGTTTGTTTGGCTTGTGTTACATATAGCCACAACAAAGAACCTACTTCATAGCCAGCAATACGATTAAAAGCATTTGTAAAGTGTCCACTCCTTAATGTTGGCTCACTTACTTTATTGCTTCTTTTTTCGCAAAAAACCGACATATAAAGGGCAGTGTCTAGACTATCGGTTTTAGCAATATCGCCGTTCTCAATGTCTAGATCCCAATAATCTTTTTTGTGTGTGAGTTTAAAATCTATTGCCATTTTTATTTTAAAAGTTTATAATTATAAGATAAAATATTCTATTAAAATAGCACTAGAAAAAACTATGATTATAAAAGGCTATATTACAAAAACTGATGGCACTTATGCTACGGTTGTTTCAATGTATAATGAAGTCTATGACGATGTATTATTACTTTATCCTTACGGCTCACAATCAAAAGTTAAGCCCACAGATACAACACTTATTTTATTGTTTGGTTGTAATGGTAGCAAAACAAATTTATTTGGCATACCTTACGAAGTAAATACACAATCAATTCTTGAAGATGGCGATAGCGAATTAAAAAACAGAGTTTCTAAAAATGGTTTTAAAGCAGGCAATAGCAAAAATAATATTGTAGGCGATACTGACTGCGATAAATCTTTCAATGCCTTATCTTATAAAGTAAATAATATTAAAGTTATTGGCAGTCAACAAGCGACAATTAACAACCCTGCTGGCGGAACAATAATAGATGCAGAAGCAAGAGTTGCGATTGCAAGTATAATTACAGCTTTAAAAAATCACGGATTAATTGCTTAATAAATAATTAAATCATCGGCAAAACTGTTCCCTAAATTGTTTATTTTGCCTACACTAAAAGAACCTTGCTCTACTATGTCAAGATTAGTAAATGATCCTTGCAAGTTTTGATAAAATGTAACACCTTGAATCAAAAAAGTTCCTTGCACCTCCATATCATAATCAATTATATCAACAAGAGTATTGGGTTGCCATAATGTATTATTACTAGAATAATAACCAAGTGTCGTGCAAGTATATCTTGAGCCCTTTGCCTTTCTAACTTGTATATTCCACTCGGCTAGAGCCTTTAACGATTTGCTTTCGCTTGCAGTATCCATTGTCAATATCTTTCTTCTAGTTGATCTAATTTGTGGATCAACAGCCCTCCCTTTTTGTGAAATACCTGTTTTAGTATGAGTTTTATTATTGCCTTGCGAATATACTTCAACAACATTAAATCTATCTATTGTTGATAATTTTAACCTTGATGTTAAAATGTTTGTGTTTGCGGTGTAATTATTAATTAACATATTTTTAACAACCTCATTATCCTCGCGAATAATATTTAAATTGCCGTTTTTATCCATTTTTAACAATACTTGTAATTTTTTGGCATACTGGTCTAAGAAATCAAAAATAGACTGGTTTAGCTCCGTCTTTATCGTTTCTTTTGCTTCTAAATTTAATATACCAACTTTATTAATCACTTTTATTAAAAACCCATTGTCTTTTAAAACAAGATTAACAAGACTTTCAAAATTTCTTTGATTGTAAGATTTTTGAATAATATCTGAATCAATAATATCACCGCCAATATCCCGCCCTGATGCCGTTTTAGAATGTGAACTTGGCGAAACTTCTTTATCTAGTTCTTCAATAAAGCCAGTTGTTATTAATATATTATCGATAAAAACTCTTGCTTTTTGCCCTAATTTAATGTCATTGATAAGTTTACCAAATTTAGTTTCTTTAACAGTGGTTGTAAATGAAAAAGAAGAGGAGAAATTTTCCATTGCTGAATTAACGGCAATATCTGTAAAGCCCTCATATCTAATACCATCAACTTCAAGATAAATATTATTGTTAAACATTTGTTAAAATTTTTATATTGCCTTGAATTTGCGAAGTATCGCCAAAATTGTTTAATAATCTTATTGTTTCTTTTAATTCTAGGGAACCGTATAATTTAAAAATAAGTGTATTTAAGCTAATTGGGTTAATAACATTATAACTAGCAACATTTGGCAAGCTAATTGCTAATTGAGAAAATATATTGGTAGCCTCAATTTTCATTTGCAACAATGTATCTCGCAAAGTTTTATCAATAGTATTTGGTAATTGATTAAATCCATTTTCTAAATCAGCAATAACTTGGTTTAATTCTTGTAAATTATTGTATTCTATGTTAACCGAGGCATCGTAGGCAGTGGCAAGCACGGCAACATTGACAAAATTATTTAATTGATCTTGATTTGTTTTAATGTCTTTTTGAATTTGTGAATTACCCACAATGATTTGATCGCTTTCATTAAAGCCAAATAGTTTTTTAGTTGTGTTGAATAAATCTTTTGAGTTTTTAAAAGCAACCCCTAGATTGTCAAAAGAAGTTCGTAAGTTTGAGGCTAATATTGATGGAGATTGCACTAATTTATTTGCACTATTGACAATTTGATTTAATGAAGTTGTTAAATCGGCGAAGCTATCGCCAGCACCTTGAATTTGTTTGGCAATATTATTTATTTTGTTCGCAGTTTTTTTTAATGTTTTAACTCCTGAATCAAATTTTGCCTTGGCATTTTTTACCGACTTCCAGCCATCATCAAAAGCTTTTTCATTTTTGCCAAGAATGTCTGATTTTAATTGTGCTAAAAAACCTTTGGTAGAAGTTATTTTAGTTGGCAAAATATTTTGAGAAGCTACTTCAAAATTGATTGTGAATTTAGTTATGCCTAGCTCCTTGATACTCTCGGCGAATGTATAGCCAACAACTACAACTTCTAAATCGCCAAAAGAAGGGTGAACTAATGTTCCAACTCCTGCTTGATCTAAGGCTTGAATTAAACCGTCTCTTTCACTATAACTTACATTGTCATCGGTGAAAACATTTAATATAAATTTCTTTTCTAATCCGCCTAAATCCTCAACATATCTTTCTGTTTTATTAGGGTATTCGTGAGTTTGTGTTTTTCTTCCGCCACTTCCACTTGATTCTTGGTAGAAGAAAAAAGCATCTCGAAACTGACCGTCTGGCAATCTTGATGTGTTAAATATTGTCATTTAAAACCCCGCAAAAACTGAATTAACTCCAACTGGCAAGAAATTGTTAGGGCGAGGAGTAAAACCCGCACTAGAACCTTGTGGCAATCCTTTAATATTAACATCTAATTGACCGCCAGCTGTTAATTGTTGTGTTTTATTAATTTGTGCTGGCTGGTTCATTTTTGGTGCTACCATTTCCGACAATTTATCAAGCCCAATAAAATCTAAAACAATAGCAGTATCGGCTCTAAATTCGTTAATCAATCCCATTACCATTTTTAGTTTTTCGGCAACATAATCAAAAGCACTTACTAATTTGTTTTGTAAAAAATCATAAATAATCATTAATTCTTCTTTAAATAAATACATCACACCAATAGCAAGTTGCAAGCCAAGTATCCAAGGGTTCATTGCAAATACCATTGCTATTGCCTTACCAAACAATACAAAACCTGTGGTGACCAATCCCAAAACACCAGCAAGAGAACCTAAAATTAACACTGCTGGAGATAATATGGCAGTTATTAAAATTGCATAAGTAATAAATTTTTGTGTTTCAGGCGATAAAGATTTGAATTTATCTGTAAGTTTTGCAATAACATCGGTGATGTTTGTGATATTACTTGATAGATTAATTGCTTTTGCCATTTCTGTTCCTAACTCGCCAAATGCAATATTAACAGAATCAATTAAAGTGCTTGCAAGTCCACTTAAAGTTTGAGACATTTTTTCAGCTCCATTCTCAAACAATCCACCTTTTTGTGTGGCTTTTTCCATCGCTTTTGCAACTACATCAAAACTTAGTTGACCTTTTTCTTTCATTGCCATTATTTGTGCCGTTGTTTTACCTGTGTAATCTGTTAATATTTTCATTAAAGGCACACTATTATTAACAAATTGATTAAAGTCTTGACCTAATAATCTTGTTGATGCCGAAGTTTGTGAAAATGCCAATGCCATTCCGCTCATCTCACCACCAGATATTGAAGCAATATCGCCTAAAACTTTAATAGTCTTCATTGCTTCTTCGAATTGCATCCCACCAGTAGACATTAACATATTTAAAGATTTACTAATATCGGCAATTTGGAATGGTGTTTTAGCGGCATATTTAGTAACCTCTTGAAAAGCTAATCCTCCTTTTTCAACACTGCCAGTCAATACATTCATTCTTATTCTTAACATCTCAAATTCTGCTGCACTTTTAAAAGCCTTTGTCGCTACTAATCCCATCGCTACCGATAATGGAGCGAGTGTCATGCCAGCATTATTAAATGATTGACTGGTTCTTTTTATATTATCGCTTAAATTACTAAATGATGTTGACATCTGCCCTGCAATAGAGTTAACCTTATTTTTGGTAGCTTCTAGGTTTGATTGTATCTTTTTTAATTGAGGGCTTATGTTATCAACTAGGTCGTAGATATATGATATTTTAAACATTTTTTTCTAGTTGTTTGTTAATTTTTTCAGCTTCTTTTTGAAGTCTTAATATTTTTGTTATTGGCTGTAATTCAAGC